AACGCTTACTCATGAACGAATACATCAAAGTGTTCGGTACTCGCATTGCGCGATTAGAAAACAGTTCATCAAAAAATTAATATTAAGCAATAGCATCCACCTCATCAACACGCATATTATTAATCCTTAATTATAACAGAGTTGTTGTTTGTTTTTTTTCAGCATGTCGGGTGACATTCGGTTCGTGACCGATGGTGGATGTTTCTTATCATGACGATAGAACAAGTAATACACATTTTGCGACTACACCAAAAATGGCGAAGAGGAGCAATTGATAAGCCTCAAGTGACCGCTAAAGAATATGGCGAAGCTCTTGATGAAGCGATTAGACAATTAAGTAAATTAAAGCAAAAACATGGATTGCATACTACCTAAAATTGGTACGCACAATAGTGCTACAGGCGAAAAAGGCAAAGGATTCATATCGTTGTTAGTAACACCATTTTCGAAATGCCAAGACCGCGATATCGCATCCCAAATCAATATGGGATGTAGATATTTTGACATAAGATTCGCTATTGATAAGCTTGGTATATGGAGAGCTGCACACGGCCTATGGACGAGCCAAAAAACGCTTGAAAATATATTAGACGATATATATTTTGCATCACGTAACTTTAGACAACCGATATATGTTTCATTCACATTGGAGAGAGGAGACCCTGTATTATGCAGACTTTTTAGAACATGGTTTGAAGTTCGCTATACTAATCTGCTAATTCCCACTTACATTGCCCACAAGCACCCCAAATGGACTATATATCACGTGTATAATGAGATTCCATGTAGACAAGGATTTCTCCCATTAGACGGACACTCTTGGCATACGTATATCCCGATTCCATGGTTATGGAAAAAGATTTACCACAACCACCCAGAGTTTAACGAAGAGCAATACACGCTTGTTGATTTTTTGTAATAGGAGCAAATGAAAACGCTAACGGCAACAATTTTTTTTGTTATCGTTAGCATTTTTCTTTGTTATCGGCAGCGTTTTAAGTTGTCTACTAATAGATTTTAGTAGATAAAGTTGGAAATAAAAAACAGCTATGAAACGCGCATTGTACATTTACTCAAAATTTAACTTAAAATACAGAATTTATGATTGGAGCAATTATTGGTGCTGCTACTGCAATAGGCAGTTCTATTTTTAGTGGCATAAAATCGGCACAAGCTGCACGTAAAAAGAAAAAGCAGTTGGCACGTGAAAAGGCTGAAAACGAAGCATGGTACAGCAGACGTTACAATGAGGACGCAACGCAACGCGCTGATGCACAACGTTTGTTACAGCAAACGCAAGAAGCCATTCGCAATCGCAACCGCGAAGCAGCAGGAACGCAAGCCGTGGTGGGTGGAACTGAAGAGAGTGTTGCTGCCACCAAAGAGGCTAATGCTAAGGCCATGAGCGACACTGCCAGTGCCATTGCAGCGCAAGGCGAAGCTCGCAAGGAACAAGTGGAAGAGAGTTATCGTAATCAGGACAGGACTATCAACAAGGAACTTGGAGAGATGGAGTCGGAACGCGCACAGAACATTGCCGACACTGGCGCACAAGCCATTTCGGCCATAGGCACAATGGCAAATGCGATCGATAGTAAGCCACAAAAGCAAGCAAAGGTGAATGATCCATCAATTACACCAGCAGAAATGCAGACGTGGCAAAGGACGAAAGATTTATCAGAAGTACTTGCCAATCAGCAATCAAATGAATACTTGAAGCGAATTAACGGAACTACATTATGACCGACACTGACGAAAAAGATAAAAACAAGGTGGAGCAATCAGCGAGCGAACCCATTGTTCAACCAACGACTGATAGTTTACGCACCGACACAAACGCGCCCACTCCTGCCACCACGCAGCAGTATGCAGGTGGGTTGCTTGACTACCTTGACACGCTGCAAAAGGAGCGCGATAGGCTGAACGCATCGTACAATGAAGAGGAGGAACGAAAGGAGCGCAAACGGCAGTATCGCAACAACCTCATTGCTTCGATAGGTGATGGCATTTCGGCCCTTGCACGAATTGGGGCAGCTAAGGGTTATGCCCCCACCCCAAACGTTAAAACGGCCACACCTTTAAGCGATGCTTACACAAAGCGATATGACGATTATTTGGCACGCAGAGCAAAGGCAAAAGATGTCTATGACAAGGCCATGCTCAACCTCAACAATCGTGATTATACGGCACGCAAGGCATTGATTGATTTGGCACAGAAAGACCGCAACCTTCAATCGCTCATTAACCGACGCAATGCACAGAACGAGAACGACAGAACTAAGGCTAATGCTTATGTTAAGACGCAAGAAACTCAGCAAGGATTGAATGAAGCTCGCAAGGTGACGGAGGAGGGTAAGCCAGCCGTGCAAAAGTCGCAAATTGAATTGAACCAAAAACGTGGCAATGCTGCAACTACCACCGCAGCAGCATCCGTAATAAGAGCCAATAAGGCTGGTAGCGGAAAAGGTAGTGGTGGCAAAGGCGGTGGCAAGGGTTCAACCCCCAAATACCCTGTGTTTAATAAAGATGGTGATGTGGTAAACCACGTTTACACACGTGACGAAGCGGTTTCAGAAACAGAACGCATTGGCGGAACTTATCCAAAAACTGAAACGTCTGGTACTGTTGTAGATGGTACAACGGGCCAAGTGAAGCGAGTAAAAAACACACGCGTTTATTCAGCAGGGCGACAAGTAAGGCAACAACCCAAACCGCAGCCTAAGCCTACTGAACATAAAAAGAAAAAAGTAGTAAAGGGATTTAACGGACACTGATTATGATTAACGAGATTGAAGATAAAAATAACCGCAGAAACTTATATGAAGCGTTAAAAGGCGACTTTGACCTTGGCACAGCCGAGCAGTTTGAAAAGAGTATGCAAAGTGCCGAAGCACGCAAAAACTTGTGGAATGCCATTCATGAGGATTATGATGTTGGCACGTTTGAGCAGTTTGAAAAAGATATGATGGGCGACAAGGTAAAGCCTGAACAAGTCCAACCTTCACAACCCACAAATGCTCAACCTAATCAACCGCAACCACAACAACCGCAACAGGCACAATTCCAGCAATCACTCCCCATAACGAGCAAAGTTGGGCAAACGGAGCAAGGCAATAAACAGATAGCGCAAGTGCATAATCAGCAAAGCTCATCGCAAGCAATGCCACCGCAAGCCACAATGAATGCGCCACAACCACGGCAGCAAGTTATGAGCCTTAATGACCGACAAAAGTTGTGGACGTGGCGCAACATAAAGCCTACCTTAAGTACTGGCCAAACAGAGCAACAATACAACGCGAGATGGAATAATGAGGTGGAAAATGTAAAGCGAAGAAACGACCCCGATGAAATTGCTGCATTTAATGCCTTTCAAAAAGAACTTGCACAGCAACAAGCCAAAGTGCAACAACAAGGCCACGCAGTAGTTGAAACAGGCAATCAACCATTTCAGTCGGAGAGTGGTACAGAGGTGTGGCCCATTTCGTTTAGCCGAAAGACAATACCTCACAACCAGGACTATGTGTTTACGTTACGTGCCATGCAGCAAGCAAAAGGCACATATGACTTGCAGTACAACATTAAAGATCCCGAAATTCGCAGAGATTATGAAGCCTTGACTGCTCCCACTGATGATACTTATCGCCCAACTGATGCCATACTTGATGCTTCGCCAAGAGAAAAGAATAAGTACTACCAATGGTATGCAGCCTATCTTTATAGCAATGGAGGCGAAATGCCTGAATGGTTGGATTATACTGCCCAATTAAAGTTGCGTTCACTGAATAAAAGCAACCTTGAAAGTGAAGCAAAGCAATGGACCAATCTTGTTGAACGAACACGTAACGCACGCAAGTTCCGTGGTAGCAATTCCGTTTCAGACTGGCTCAACGAACAATACAACTTTAAGAGTGGCGACCCACGTATTATTAATGGAGCAAGTTACCCCTACCTCGTAACTCGTGCTGGACTAATTCAAACACCTTTGGTGCAAACCACGGGCCGTGCCACTGTGGCCGATAACAGACGAGCCTACAACGAGTTGCTTCAATCAAACGAGCAGAGTAAAGCTAACCCAGCGCAAGGCGATGTTTATTCAACATCAAACATCATCAACCCCGAAAGATTTTGGGCCAACACTACAAAGTGGCAAGATTTAAGCGAGAGCCAAAAGGCTGCCTACAAAGATGAAGCCGACTACTACAACCAAATGCTTAAAGGACAAGCCAATGTGGGCTATTATAATGTTGGCAATGGGCAAAACGAAGAGGTGGAGTTTTTGAAGCACAACCGCAAGCAAATGAATGAGCAATACAACATGCTCACTGATAAAGAACGGACGCAAGCAGTAATGAAGCAAGCCGAGCGGACGCTAAATGTGCTAAATGGAATAAGCCATAACCTTAATACAAAATTGCGTTTTAGCATAATGGGCAAAGGTGTGGAAGAGGATAATGGCATACGTTCTGTTATCCGCCGTTACGAAAAGTTTTTAGAGGTTGCGCCACGTTACCTTGAAAAACGCAATTATAGTGCAGCCTTGCAGTTTTGGAACGGATTGACAGACTTGAATGGCTTAACATTTGGGTTGCTTGGTGTGGCTGATGCTGTATCATTGAACAAAATAGCCAACAATCCGCCCAAAGACTTGATTGAAAAGTTTGGTGTCGAAGCAAATGCTAAGAAAGTGATAGCTACTGCCATTCAGTTAGACAATATGGCCGAAGAGTACAGACAAAAGTTAGACTATTATGGAACGGGATATTCTTTAGGTGGTTTAACTCAATTCGGTATTCAAGCTGGACTGCCATTGTTTAAAGGCACAGAGGCTGTTGGTAAAATTCTAACAGGCGGTATGCGTGGACTTGTTAAAAAGGCCACATTGCGCTATATGCCCAATACAGCAAAGCGATTAGGCGCAAAAGAACTGGTGCAAACCACCCTTGCTGAGGGTACACGTCAAGCCATGCGTGAAGGTGGCATAGGCGGTGCTGCTGGCTATGTGGCTGGCCGTTTAGGAGTGGCCAATGGGGTTTCGACCATAGTAGGCAAGGCTGCACAAGGTAGTGTTGAAGGTGTAGTGCTTTCAGTGCCACACGCTATTGCTAACGTAACGAACAACCGCACAGGGCAAGCTAATGTGGTGGAGATTAATCGTGAAGGCATAAAGGTGAACGACCAACCTTTTACCCACATGAACCAGGCCCCCGATGGAAAGGTTGAAGCAGACACTATGTTGCGAGAGTGGTCGCAATGGGTCGGTATGCGTGTAGGCGAAGTGTTTATGCCATTTTCAAAATATGTTGATGGTAAGGTAGCAAACGTGGCCAAAGGTGCATGGAACAAAAGTGTTGGCCGATTTATTGACGGGTCCTCATTTGCACGCATAACCGAAACTTTTAGCAAAGCTGCCAATGTTGGTAAGGCTGCAACCGAAGTGGGTAAATATGTGAGTGGCAACCTAAAACGTGCTGGTATGGGTGGCACTCTCACCTTTTATGCACAAACCAACCTTAGCGAAATGCTGAATGCTATGACGGTTGGAGATGTAAGTTGGGACGATATTAAGTCTGACCAACTTGACAAACTATGGGGCGCATTCGTTAGCAATGCTTATTTGGTGGCTCAAAACAACCTTGTTGGAACTGTTGGCTACTACAATCAAAAGATCAATTTAAATAAAAGCCTTGCACAATATGACGCGCAAGGGAGTGCTGCATGGGGTGAAACGGACTGGAATGGCATAAAAGCCGATGTTGACCGATTGATTGACAACGACAAAAACTTGCAAGCCTATCAAAATGGTGTATTGGCTAACGAGAACCTTTCAAAGCCACAGCGTGAAACCATATCGCAATACATTGCCACACGAAATACTTTGCAAGCATTTGACTTGTTTGCCAAGGTTGGTAACGAAAAGAGCAAACCGAATGAGTTTGACATTCGCTATAACGATGCTTACATAGCAGGCACGCAAGTGAAAAGTCCTGACCAAATGGCACAAATGCGTGAAAGCCTTGATGCAAGCCGAAATACTTTGGCTAACTTACTCGGTATTAGACCCGAACAGGTTGATGCTTTGTTTGCTGACACAAACAAATCGTTGGGACAAATTTATGAAGAACTTACACAACAATTTGTTGATAATGAAAAAGCCAAATTGCCCAATGGACAAAGCGTAAATACCACTAACATAGAACCGATTAAGCGTGCAATAGACCACTATTGTACAGCCCTATCTATGCAACGAGGTGTGTCGGAGTCGTTAATTACTTCGCAACTTGAAGCCGTTCAAAAACTTGATGCAAAAGTAGATGCTGCCACCAACAAAGATAGTGGTATGATTGAGCGAGCCACTGATGATATGGGACGCGAATGTTATGTGATTAGTGGCAATGCTGATAGCTCGAACAATACAGACATGGTTGTGGTTCGTTATACCGAAGATGGCCGTGTTGCTTCACTTTCGCCCAAACAAGTTACAATTATACAGCAGACTGATGCCCACGAGTTGAAACAAAAAAATGCTGATTTAGTTGACTTAAATTATGAAGGCATACTCAATAGCATAGTTAATGGTAAAACGTTACCCGAACCAAACGACCAAGTGGTGCTTTACGATGGTAAGAGCCGAGGAGTGGCTACCATTGAGGGCATTAAATATGAAGAAAGTACTAAGGACGACACACGTGGTGTTGCAGCGCAGCCTAAATCGGTTGTAGTTAAAACTGAAGACGGACGGATTATTGAATTGCCTATTGACACTTACAGACAATGGGTACGTGATGGCTTTAAGCACGATACTGAAGTTTATGTGCATGGAACAGAAAGCGACAATAGTGAAAATACAAATAAACCTACTGAAGGAACAGAGAATGCAACCGAAGCACCTACCCTTGCAGAGGGCCTACGTGTTTCGATAAATGGCAATGAATACACCATTGGTAAGGTGGACGATAGCCGTGTTGAACTGATTGACGAAAATGGAAAGGATTTTCATTGGACCCGTTCTGCACTTGACAAAAAGTTGAAGAGTGGCGATGCAGAGATTTTAGCTTCAAATGAAGAGAACGCACAACAAAAGCCAGAGTTGCATTATGGTGATGAGGTTGAACTGAATGACCCTGATAATGGTGAGAATATACGAGGTAAGGTAAATAGTCGTGATGCAAGTGACGAGGTTGAAATCGTTACTGACGATGGCCGCGTTTTAAGATACTCTAAACGAGAGTTAGACAATGTGATTCAAAATGTCTATAACAATGGGGAGCATATTTGGAGCAAAGATGAAAACAAGACGGAAGAAGCAAGTAACGAAACGGACACCGAACAATCAGCAACCTCGCAAGCCGAAGCACCACAAAATGAACCTATGCCCATGCACACTGTTGGCAAGGGAAAGAATGCCGTGCAAACCGAGGATTGGCTTGCCACTACTCCTAAACGTGGATTTGACTACATTTTTGGTGGCGAAAGTGGACTTGATGCAGATGAGGGACGAGAGTTTGTGAACAACAAACTTGCCGAAGCGCAGAAGAACCTTGATAAGGTGAAGAATGGTAAACCTAAAATGGGTACAAGCATAGCTGCATATAAGGAAGCGAAAGAAGCCTACACAACCCGTGTTGAAGAAGCTCAAAAGGCCGTTGACTATTGGCAGAGCGTGAAAGCAGAACACGACAAGGTGTTGCTCGCTGAAAGACATGCTCGTGATGAAAAAGATAAAGCTTTGCACGAGCAAGCCGTGGCCGAGGAGCAACAACGCATGCAGGATGATGCACGCAAGGCCACTGAACAAGCCGAGTTGGGCAGCAATGCCGTAGCTCCTACTATTCGTGATAAATGGAACGCAGCTAAAAAGGAGAATGGCGATGCCGATGAAATTACTTTGCCTAATGGCGAGGTGGTTAAGGGACACTATGTGCTGACCGAGAGTGGGGCTGCAAGTGCTTCGCATCAAGCCACTAATGGCTTTGCCGAAACCGAAGGCTTCCCTATTGACGAGAATGGGCAGAGTGTGAACGACCGCGACTACAAACGCGACCAAGAAGCGCAACAAGTTACACGCAGTATGGCCACTGATTATGACCAACGTGCCTTGCAGTCGCCTGTGGTGGTGAGCCAAGAGGGTGTGGTGCTTTCGGGCAACGGACGCACAATGGCTGGCGAACTGGCTGCACAAGATGGAACTGACACAAAATATGTTGATTACCTTCATTCGCATGCTAATAAGTTTGGCTTTACACCAGAGCAAGTGAATGGTTTTAAGCACCCACGTGTGGTGTTTGTTCCTAATGAAGCTATGCCTTACAACGCCGACACCTTTGCCAAGTTTAACCAACGTGAGCAAAAGAGCCAGAACAATACAGAGATGGCCGTTAAAATGGGCAAAGTAGTGAATGATGCGCTCTTTGGCCGTATAATGGACATGGTTAGCAAGTACGACACGTTAGGCGAATTTTATGCTGACGACAATGCTACTTATGCCGTAGTTAAGCAGTTGGCCGAAGCTGACATCATTCCGCAAACCGAAATGGCCCACCTGTTTGATGGTGGTAAGTTGAGCGAAGCTGGCCAAAGTATGATTGAGGGGGTAATGATTGGCAAGGTGTTCCAAGCCAACCCCGATGCAGTGCGCCAAATTACCGAGGTAAAAAGCATGCGACAAGCGGTTATGACTGCCTTGCAGGACATTGTGCAAAACAATCGTTTGGGCGGTGGCTATAACCTTTCAAACGAATTGGCCGAAGCGGTGAACTTAGTGTACAGAGCGCGTAAGGCTGGCTACAAGTTGGGTCAACACGTGAGCTACTTTGCCCACCAAGGCAATTTGTTTGAATACGATGAAGGGGCAACTGTGGCAGACTTTAACAACATGGCCGTGATGATGTTGGCCGATGTGTTGAACGATGGTCGTAGCACACAACTTAAAAAGGTGATTGCTTTTTACAACGAGCAAGCCACTGATGCTGCCCAAGGCATAGGCGATATGTTTGTGGGTGGTGTAAAGAGCAAAACCGAAATTATTAACGAAGTAAACAAAGCATTAAACAATGGACGAGAATACAATACAACAGCCACGTCCCTTGCAGACGGACAAGGCCAAAGAAACCAAAGCAGCAAACAAAGCAATGATGTTGGCACGAGCGGTACAGATGGCAAGCAAACAAACGATACATCAGCAGTAACAGCCGACGCAGATGTGGAAAGAGGTGCAACCGAGGGTGAGAAATCTTCGGCAAAGGGTGATGTTGGGCCTTCGGGTAATGGTGATACCCCGTTGAGTGAGAAGATCGCCACCGCCTCAGCCGAAGTGAACACCGAACCCACTGAGGCGCAGAAGGAGGCAGGCAACTACAAGAAGGGACATGTGCAAGTCGGTACGTTCGACATCACCATTGAGCAACCGCAGGGAAGTGTGCGTAAGGGCACTGATGCTGACGGTAAGCAGTGGGAAAGCAAGATGAACAACACTTATGGCTACATTCGTGGTGCAGTGGGTGTTGATGGTGACCATATAGACGTGTTCCTCTCTAATGACATTGATGGTTGGAACGGACGCAAGGTGTTTGTAGTGGACCAGTACAACCCAGATGGCAGTTTTGACGAGCATAAGGTGATGCTTGGATTCAACGATGCTGACGAAGCCAAGAGCGACTATCTTGCTAACTATGAGAAAGGTTGGGAAGACGGGCGCAGAATAGACGTGACGGCAGTGAACCTCGAAGACTTTGAGAAGTGGATAGAGTCGAGCAAGCGTAAGACAAAGCCTTTTGGTGAGTACTCGTCGGTGAAGAAGGATGTTGTGGAACGGAATGAAGTCCTTGAATATGAAAAGGCTTTAGACCATCTGGAAGACGTGGAACAGAAATGGGAGGATAAAATACAAGACTATGTATCTGAGCATTATCCTACTCAGGCTACGACATCAGCAGAAAGCACTTCAGAAAAAGGATTGCAGGAGCGCAAAGCAATGAAGGCTGACCCCGTGCTAAAGCAGATGTATGCAGAGGCAAAGAAGGAAATAGATGCCGCAGATGAAATGGTAACGCAGAAGTATAGTGCTTTGCCAGAAGATTTGCGTCAACAGAAGGCTGACGGAAAGTCTGCACAGCTCCCTACGCGTGAGGAGACTATACTTCGTGATGCAGTGATAGACCACATGAAGGAAAGTGGCCTTGATGTGCTTGGCACAGAAAAAGGTCAGCAGGTGCTTGATATGGCGAATGGAAGAGAAGTAAGGTTAAGTGCAAAACAAAAAAGAGCACTTGAAACCGCCTCTCTTGGAAATAATCCAAGGTCATTAACTGTCGTTTCAAGTGCTGATGGTGCAAAGGTACTGAAAAATGTAGATGAACTTGCTAATAAATTAGATAAATCTGCAACGCAGCCTAAAACTTTTATCGGTGACGTGGCTAAGGCTCTTGGTGCGAAACGTTTGGGAAGCGGCAGCGAATATGCAACATTTGAAACAAAAAATGGGATAGTAGTAACTATCCGTCTTGCAAATCATAATGCACATGTGTCGGGCTTTGACTATAATGGCCGTGATAATGGTATTAGCATAGTTATATCTCCAAAGCCTAATGAAAAGATAAAGAACGATGGTAATGCTCATATTATTGAGTATTATTACGATTCTATAAAGTTAAGAAGGGCAGAGGGGAAACCTTTAGCTGAAATTGTACGTTCTATTCAGCAATCTCTTTATAGTGGAGATTTTAAAGATACAACGGGGCTTGCAGAACGTGAAGAGGTAAACGAAGACATGATTCGTGAGCAACGCGTTTACCACGGCAGCGGTGCCGATTTTGACCACTTCGACCATTCCCATATGGGCGAGGGAGAAGGTGCTCAGGCGTATGGCTGGGGTACTTATGTGACAGAGGTAGAGGGCATTGGTAGAACGTATGCCGAAAGCACCAGCAAAAAGCCAACATATTTATATGGTGGTAAAGAAATGTCTTCCGATGAATTTCATGATTATGTACTGGGCGAGATAGGAGACTGGAACGAGAATATGCTTAATGACTTCATGTACAATCTTGAACGATATGGTGTAACAAGAGCCAAAGACATATTGAAGAAAGGCGATTTGGCTCGATATAAAAACCTGTTTTATCAAAGCCTAGGCGATACAAGAAACTATGCGGAGGGGAAAATTAAGGCAGCACGAACCTTACTCTCATTAAAAGGCATTCGTATCAGAAAGCCTAAAAGTCACCTCTACACCATAGAAATTCCCGACGACAAAGGTAAGAATTATCTGGATTGGAATGGTCACCCTGCTGAATCTTTACTGAAAGACGTAGGCTCTTTTTTGGAGAGTAATGGTTTTGAGAGGGTGCAGGATAGCCCTGCCAGATATGAGAAAGGAAAAAGCACCGTTGTTTTGAACCCAAATGCGACAGGAGCTGATTTGTATGCGGAATTGCAGGAGGCTCTTGGCAGTGACAAGAAAGCATCACAAACATTGGCCGAGTTAGGCTATATTGGCATCAAATACCCTGCAGACAATATGCGTGGTGGCCGTGAGGATGGCGCCAAGAATTATGTTATCTTCAACGAGAATGACGCGAAGATAACAGATCACGTGAGGTTCTTCAAAACAAAGAATGGCGAGGCTTATGGTTTTACAATAGGTGGAAAAATCTATATAGATCCCAAGGTGGCAACGAGTGAAACTCCAGTGCATGAATATGCGCACCTATGGGCGAGTGCATTGAAGGCAAATAACGCAAAGGAATGGCAGAATGTGGTAGGCTTAATGAAAGGCACATCAGTTTGGGAAGAAGTGAAGAAACTCTATCCAGAACTAAAGTCAGATGATGAGATAGCCGATGAAGTGTTAGCCACTTATTCAGGTCGCAGAGGTGCAGAGCGCTTGCGTAAGGAGATGGATGATATAGCTAAAAGCAATGGCAATGTGTTTGACAAAGCCACAGCCATGAATGCCATGCATCGTGTAAAACAAGCCATTGAAAAGTTTTGGAAGGCAGTGGCCGATTTCCTTCACATTCACTACACCAGTGCAGAACAAGTTGCCGACCAAGTGATGAAGGATTTGCTTGACGGGGTGGATCCTCGTAGTATGATGGACGGTGGCAAGAGCCTTCGTCCTGAAACGCGTATCAATATAGTGGCAGCTAAGGCCGAGCATGGCTTTAAGAATTATGCCGAAGCTAAGGCTTGGGCGAAGGAGCATATAGCACGCACTTATAGCAGTAAAGAGACAGGTGGAAAGGGGGATATTCGTATTAGCAATGCGGCCGTTGACAAGTATTTGTCGCAAAGTGCTGTTGATAAGAGTGATAGCAAGGACGTTCATTTGTCAGTGCTGAAGGTGTTGCCAGATGTTATCCGTGAAAGTGTGGATGCAGAACAACACGAAGACTTTAAGAAAGGCGAAGATGGTGTGCGTTCGGCAGAGAATGGCATCAATCCCAATGTAACCATACACAGATTGTATGGCGCAGTACGTATGGACGGAAAGCTGTATAGGGTTAAGGTTACGCTGAAGGAGAATACAAGAACAAAGGAGACACCTAAAGCGTATAGTTATGAGGCAACAAAAATAGAGTTGCTTGAAGGTTCTTTCAGTCAAACTGAAGGCAGTCATAACCTTGAACCAAGCAACTCTAAGTCAGAGGTATCGGCTGGTCAACATGGGAACGTGTCAGGACTGACATCGACCTTCCCCCGCTATTCCGATAAATCTATAACTGCTGCAAATTTACTGAATGGTGTTGAGAAATCCTACGGTGGCGGTAAGTTTTTTGAAGATTACAACAAAATTCGTGAACAATTCATTGGTGAGCAAGGCGCGGAACGTGCAGACCATGCCGAAGAGGTGACAACACGACTTGACAACTTGAGTGTGGCACGTGAGATGGAGAACGACAAGAAGGATGCCAAGGCTATCAAGATGGCTACGGGTTGGGAACGTGGCTCAGATGGCAAGTGGCGTTATGAGATCACCGACTTGAAGTATTTTAGTAAGGGTGATGCTGGTTATAAAAAAGCACGTGAAAAGCAACCTTGGAGCAAGGAACTTGATGGTTTGTCTGATAGGATATTTGATGGTGAAGAACTATCGGAATCAGAATACCAACGTTTTGATGAACTTGCACAAAAGGAAGAGAAATTCAAGAAAGACTATCTGAATAGAGAAAAACCGCACCTTGCTGACTGGGTGGAGAACGATGAGTTGTTTAAGGCTTATCCCGACTTGAAGCGTGTGAAAATGGTGTTTACTGACCAGCTGCCTGTAAATGTGGGTGGCAGTTACAATGAGCGTGAGCATACGATTGTAGTCAATACGAATTATGTGGGCGACATAGCTTCCGTATTGGCTCATGAGGTGCAGCATGCTATTCAGAAGATTGAGGGTTTTGCAAGGGGCGGTAATCCAGAATCTATGCAAGAACGATTTGATGCTGCTAAAAAGGAGTGGCGTGCGCGTGCTTGGGCTGATGAATTGCGTTACAAGGCAGATGAAATGGGCGAGCATTACAATCAAGCTGCAGTGGAAAAAGCCCTAATTGATGAGTACAAGGAAATGGGCATGGATAATGATGAATGGATGCCCGATAAGGAAACTCGCATGAAGGGTTTTAATTACTTTGCAAGGGGGTATGCAGACAGAAGTCTTGATGCAGACATAAAGAATTTCCGTTTAAACGAAAGTACGCGTTCTGAATTTAGTCCTTATGTAGAGTACACAAAACTTGGTGGTGAAGTAGAATCACGCAACGTAGAGCATCGTATGAATATGACACCAGAGGAGCGTATAGCGAGCCTTGCAGCCGAAACAGAGGATGTGAGCCGTGAGGATCAAATTTTCTTGATGAGTGGTGATGGTGGAAATGCGAATAGTGAAATGCCCCAAGAGAGGGAAACGGATGATGATTATTCAGAGTTTGCTAAAGAGCATGGCGTGGATGCAGATATGGTGAAGGATTATGCGTCTGGCATGAAGACAGGCAACTTGCAAAAGGCTAATATTGCATTGGCAGAAATACGTCGCACAATGCGCGTGGCGAACCGAGGTATGAAACTTTCGGAGTTTAGCAAATTGTTCCGTCCTGTACAAAAGGAACTGGCTGAACGTTATGGCGACATAGAAACGTTGCGGAAGGAACACATTGATGCTGTTATGCGTGAACAAGGCGTTATGGAGGCAGCTCGCAAACGTGCCGAGGAAGAGGAGGCGAAACGCAAGGCTCACTTAGAAGATATGTCGTTATTGTCAACCGAGGAACTTGACAAGCGTTATTTTGATGCGATTGAGAATGGTGACGAGGTCGCTGCACGTGAGATGCTTGACGAGGCTGCACGCCGTAAGGGGTATGATGACACTGAAAGCGACTATCAAGGTGTGGGGGCATGGAGCGCACCCTCTAACCCTGGTTATGAGAGTGATGCAGCGCGCAGAGAAGATGTGGAGGAGAATGCTCCCGATGTAAATATTGAAGATATAGCTTTAGGCTATTCGTTGGTTGACGAAAAATATTGGCAGGAGCCACGCAAGTACATGCAGACTGACGCTACTGCTGTGGAGTCGGTAAACGCGATAAGAGAGGCAATAGCCGCAGTCAGACGTGGCGAGAAGAATGTAAAGGTGAAAGTGTATCGTGCTGTGCCTACATCTGTGAAAGAAGGAAAATTGCGCAATGGTGACTGGGTGACTCCATCAAAGGGTTATGCTGAGATGCATGGCAACAACCGCTTAGAGGGCAAGTACCGCATTATTGAGGATGAGGTTCCCGTGAGTGAGTTGTGGTGGGACGGAAACGATAGTCGTGAGTGGGTCTTTGACGATGGCAGAGGTTACAAGTACAAGAATGTGGAGAATAACCGCAAATTGAATGACCTTGTTACGCGTGATGATAATGGTGAGATTATTCCTCCTTCGAAGCGTTTTGACGAGAATGTGGAAGATGTGAGGTTCAGAGAAACCGAGCCTAAAACCTTGAAAGGTGAAGAAGCACTTGCTGCACTTGATAATATTTTCAGTGAACCGACAAGTGAAAGTCTGCCAAAATCCATTTCAACTTTAGAGAGTTTTAAAGAAGTATTCAAGCACCCTATACGAACATTTTTAGGGGAACTCGTAAAAGTAAAGGACGAGGTTTTCAATAAAATTATACGCGAGAAACGTTCAAATATATCAGGTGCAGTACTTTCAACTATTGAAAATGCTGATTTTGCCATACGTGACAAAGATGGTAGTACATTATACATAAAACGATTTAAGAGCGATAATAGCGGTAATACGTATAATATAGTAGCAGTTAATAAACATGGAGAGGTTGAAGATTATGTAAGTTCTGTACACATAAAACGAGATGGCAACTTACGTAACAAAATAAAAAATGGTGCTGAATTGTTACTACCGCAAGAACGGAATACCGACGGAACTTTGTCCCGAAACAATTCAACACCTACTGCAAAGGTAGAGAATAATCCCGATACATCGCAACTTTCTCTCCAAGAAAAATCTATGCACCAAGCAGCTAAGGCCGTAGCAAACGAAATGCACTTAGGTGGCAATGTAGATGTGTTGACTTCGACAGACGGACTGACGGGACGCAAAAAGAATGCAAAAGGGTGGTACGACCCTCAAACAGGGCGCATCACCATTGTGCTGCCTAACCATAATGGCCGAGCCGATGTTGTTAACACCATGCTACATGAAGCCGTAGGGCATTATGGCTTAAGAGAACTTGTCGGTAAAGAGAAAATGAATGAGTTCCTTGACTTCGTTTTCAAAAATGCTGACAAAGCCACACGCAGCCAAATAGCCCATAATTCAGCCAAATATGGTTGGGATATGCGAAAAGCCACAGAGGAATATATGGCAAGTATGGCCGAGGACAGAACTTTCAAAAATGTGAACAAACGATGGTGGCATCAACTAAAACTTGCATTCCTTAAAATGCTTCATAAGTTAGGCTTTGCTGGCTTTAGCGGAACAACACTTAGCGATAATGACTTACGTTACCTTTTGTGGCGCAGTTGGAAAAACTTGGCTGAAGGCCCTGCACGCAACATCTATCAAGTGGCCGAAGACACGTGGCGACAACAACACTTAAAGGTAGGCGACTTTGCCGAACCTAAAGCGGTTGACGCAAAAACACGTGAGCAGAACTTATACTACCGCGAAGAGAGAGAACGCAAAAGCGCACGCGATGAATATGAACGAAGCGTAAACACGGCAAAGCATAAAATGAACCTTGCATGGGTGGATAGCATGTCGGGACTAAAATTGTTGCAAGACGCGATTGTACCCAACGAAAAAGATTTGAAAGATTGGGAGAATGCCTACATGGCCGAGAACCGAATGAGTTCGACCAACCTTGCCGAGATGGAAACGTACAAAAAGTCGTTCTATAAAGACCTGCTTGATGCCGAACAAGAGTTGCTTGACAAAGGTACTATTCACGAGCAAGTGACTAACTACATGATGGCAAAACACGGATTGGAGCGAAATGAAGTGCTTGCATTTAGAGATGCCTTGAAACATGATTTTGCCAACGATAAGCAAAAGATGTCAGCAGCATGGAAGGCTTATAAAAACGATGCAACTGCACAACAGAACAAAACAGACTTTGAAAGTGGCAAAATCAGTTGGGACGATTATAAGGCAAACGACACGGCCATAAGAGAGAAGTACGCACCCAGTTACAAAAAGTACAGGAGCAAAGATTATTCGGGCCTTACCGAACTTACGACAGACGACCCAAGCATAAAGAGCTATCAAGACCAAATAGCTACACTCAAAGAGCAGTTAAACAATGAACGAGATGATGCAACGAAAAAAAGTATCAGAATAAAAATTGCGAAACTAAATAAAGAGATGGTGAACGAAGCAGAACGTATAGCTGAAAACTCCTCATCAAACTTTGAGAAAAAATACGACACATCTGAATTGTGGAACAGAACGAATGCTGCCACAAAGGCTTCGCTCACAAAGCAATATGAAAGTGGACTTTTGACAGACGAGGTGTATCACCACACACTTGATATGTTTAAAAACTACATTCCTTTGCGTGGTTTTGACGATGTAACAAGTGACGAGGTGTACAACTACTTTGGCAATGCAAAAGGCCAATTTGGCGGTGGCATACGTAGCGCAAAAGGTCGTAAGAGTAAGGCTGACGACCCCATAGCAACGATTGGCAACATGGCCGAGTCTGCCATTATGCAAGGCAATCGCAACCAGATGAAGCAACACTTTTTAAAAATGGTGTTGAACCACCCAAGTGATGCAGTGAGCGTTGACCAACTTTACTTGCACTATGATGCTGCAACGCAAGAGTGGAAACCTGTTTTTGCCGAGTTTGATGAGCATGACGATGCGAATGCTGTTGCGCAAAAGGTCGAGAAGCATTCAATCAACGAATGGAAACCTTATGCCAACAAAAGCCAGATGAGTACAAAAAGGCGAGCGAAGCTCATGACATTCAATACAAGGTGGTAGGTAAGAACATCAACGAACACCAAGTGCATGTAAAAATGCAAGGTAAAGATTATGTGCTAACAATAAACGGCAACCACGAAGCAGCGCAAGCATTGAATGGGCAGACCAATCCTGACAGCACGGATAATCCGTTCATTAAATTCTTCCAATCAACAAATCATTTCATGGCAGCTATGTTCACGCAAAAGAACCCAGCTTTCATTCTTAGCAATTTGTCACGCGATAGCTTTTATGCAAACAGCATGGTTTGGGCCAAGGAGTCGCCAGCGTATGCGTGGAAGTTCAATAAAAATTGGGGCAAAAGTCTTTACACCTTGTTCGGTTTGATAACAAGGCAACGCAAGGGAACACTTAACATGAACGACAAAGTTGACCGAATGTATCAAGAGTTTATTGAAAATGGTGGTGAAACAGGTTATACCTTCTTGCACAGTGTTGACGATTATAAAAACATGATTGCAAAGGCACTGAAAGAAAGTAGACGCAGTGGTTGGAATCCGAAGTCGTGGTTGAAGTTCCTTGACAATTTAATCAATTACCTTGGAACATGGGCCGAAAACACAAGCCGATTTGCAGCTTACAGAACAAGCCGTGAAATGGGACGCAGCATTGAAAAATCAATTTGGGACGCTAAGGAGATTTCAGTTAATTTCAACAAAAAAGGTGCTGGCGCAAAGGCAGCAGGCAAATGGGAGGACGGAAACCGACTAAACGTTATGCAAGCCTACATGTCGCAAAGTGCAAAAGAGTTGTACGTATTCTGGAATGCAGGAGTTCAAGGTTTGTCAAACGTAAGCCGAACTTTTGGAAAGAGTAAAGGCAAAACACTTGCAGTTGCAGGTTTGTACTTTGCCATAGGAACAGCACTTCCTATGCTGATGGCAGCTCTTTCACAAGGCAGTGGCGATGACGATACAAACTATTACGACTTGCCCGATTGGGTACGCAGAAACAATCTGTGCTTCTACACTGGCAAGGGGTGGGTAACAATTCCATTGCCAATTGAGTTGCGTGCTTTTTATGGCTTAGGAGAGTTGGCGCAAAGTGTGCTTTCGGGCAATGAGGAATACACTGCCACTGACATCGCTACCAAAATGCTTGAACAAGTGTCACAATTATTCCCCGTTGACTTTATGGAGGGCGGTGGCAGCTTAACCTCATTTGTGCCAAGTTACGCAAAGCCCATAGTTGAAGCATACGTTACAAATAAGGATTACACAGGCACACCCATTTACAAAGACGCTGAATACAACAAAAACCGACCCGAATGGACGAAAGCCTACAAGGGTACTAATCAAGCTCTTGTGTGGGCAAGTCGCTTGCTGAATGAGTTGGGTGGAGGTGACGATGTAAAGAAAGCAAATGTTGGAGTGATGGACGTGAACCCTGCTAAAATTCAGCACTTGTTTGAAGGCTATTTTGGCGGATTAGGTAAGTTCGTGTTCCAAACGATGAAGGTAGCTTCAATGCCTTTTAATGAAGATAATCGTGAACTGAAAAATGTGCCAATCATTAATTCTTTCTATAAAACATCTGACGAAAGAACCAAAGACAGAGCCATCACCAGCAAGTTTTATAAATACAACGATGAATATCAAAAGACGAAAGAACTGCTTTCGCTTTACAAAAAGGAATTGCAGGCCCCAGAGTACAAGTCAAAGTTTTATGATTTAATGTATTCGCCCGAAGGCTTTAGCGCAACTATGATGGACTCATATAATAAACAACTAAGTGCTGTGCGAAAGGCAATGTCTGTAACTGACCCTAATAGCGACAAATACAAAGAGTTGCAGCAGCAACAAGTTGACATTCAAAAGCAAGCCGTAAAAGTGATAGAAGCGACAAAGGGAGTTGTTAATTCAGAAGATAAAGAAATGAAAGAACTTTACAACCTTTGGATGCAAGACTATTCAAATGACCCCAAAAAAGCTGAAGAAAGAAGCAACAAGACCATTGAGATGCGCAAAGATATAGTCAAACGTATCATAGATATTGCAAAGCAAAACAAACCTCAAAAAAAATAGCTTAAACACATGAAAAGTCGGCAACACCCTCCAACATAGGAGCCGTGCTGCCGACTTCAATTTAAACTTTTTACACACCAAGAATGATATTGGCATCAATGTTTAGTTGTTGGCTCATCTTGCGTGCAATGTTAAGTGTGGGTTCACAACGCCCTGACAAATAATCACTGATGCGCGAGGGGCTAACACCTAACAACTCTGAAAGTTTCTTTTGGTTTAATCCCATTTCATATATTCTCAATTTTAAGACATCAACAAGCGATGGCTGTTTGATGGGATAGTGTTCTTCCTCATACTCCGAAACAAGGTTTGATAGCAAATCTAATTCTATTAAATTTTTATCCGTCTTTGGAGTATCATCGTTCACCAATGGTAAGAGTTCTTCTATTCTTTTCATAGCAGCTTCGTAAGCCACTTTATTCTTAATCATAGTCATGTTATCAGATGATTGTAGCGTTTATTTTATCATATTCACGATGTGTTCCAATAAATCGTATGAATATGGTTTTGATGGTGAATTTTATAACAGCTATTAAACGATAATTATTACCTTTGATGTTGAACACATAATGCTGATTTCCAACATTGTCAACACTATTAAAGGTATCTTTTACGTCAGCAAAACAATCCCATTCAGCCCTTTTTGTTTTATGATACCATTCTTCAAGGGCCGTTTCAGAATCATTGAACTTTGTGTAGTATTCAACAATTTTATTTCTTGCAATAATCCTCATATAACATATTTTATATTGCAAATGTATTTATATTTTTTTGTAAAACAAAATTATATTCTAAAAAAATGAAGTATATAAAGTCGGAAATAAAAAGTCTATCAACGCAAGGTGCTTTATATTTGCATAAAAACACAAAACAATATGCAACAAGAAATTACCATACAATTACAATATGTGCTGAACAAACTGCATGAATTTACTGCTTACGAGGGAGCAAAACTCATCGTGCAAGACGAAACAGCCTACAAGCGAATAGCTACAACCGAAGTTGATGAAACGTTTTTGAAAAGTTGCATTAACGAAGCCATAGCCGACCTTTCATCTATGCTTGCCACGTATCAGCCTTATGTAACGAATAGCGATACAGGAATAAGCATAAAGCTCACACTGCCGAGCAATTTTGACACGTCACAAATAGCTGGATTGACAGATATAGCCACGATGTATTTTTATTCTTATGCGCTCTTCAAATGGTTCTCAATCATTAACAAGCAAGACGCTGAATTACAAATTCAAACGGCAACAAAAAATTTATTGTCAATGCGAAAACTTTGCACCATGCGTGCAGCCCCAATGCGCAAGCAACCCACCGAGGTGAAGTATAAAAAAACTAATTACGAATAAGCAAGATGGCAAAACAAACGATTGAGATAAAATTGTACATGAGCGAACTTGTGTACGATGTGCAGCAAAAAGCGCACCTCATAGGCGATGCAATGCGCACAGACGAAACGTCAGAACAAGCAGCAAAGGTGCAGGACTTGACCGATGAACGCAAAGACGCTATTTTGCGCTCATTCGCTGAGTCGTATGCTTGTTTACGAAATGAGTTAAGCGAATATCTTGTTGAGACGAACAGATATGCTGACAACATTTTGCAGCAAGAAGAGCGAAACAAAATCAAGCATGCACTCGTGTTTGGCTATCAAGGTAAGCCAGCAGCGCAAAGTGAGGAGAAAGAAGATAACACCTTATTTTTGATGCTTCGCGTGCCAATGAACTTTAACCTTTCAGTTCGTGGCGACATTGCTCATGCCATGCACAATTACATGACTGACCGAGCAGTTGCAACGTGGCTATTGCTAACACCTGCAAAAGCCGAAGCTGAAACCTACATTAAATCAGCACAGGCAGCATTGTTAGAACTACACACTGCCATGAACAAACGCATACGGCCCACACGTGTTCATGCACCCGAACAAACCCCACCCCAACAAAACGAATTGCGATATGAATAAAACAAAGATGATTTATGGGCCTTATGGCTATGTTATAGGCCCTGCCGACTGCATTGAAAAACTTGCAAATTGCCAGTGCAGCGCAAATAGTTCTGACGCTAAGCACAAAGTAACTTTGTTGTTTGACCGCGAAGCCCTACTTTACGACATAGCAAATGTGAGTTATGTTGAAGGTGATGTAATGCCGACCGATGATGCGCACACAAAGCACCAAGTTTTTGACATTACTGAAGACGGCAATGTTGACCGCGTGACACGTGTGCTTGACCTTGCGCATGCCATTTGCGTTGAAGAATTGTATCGTTTCACAAAAGAGCCGTGTGAAGATGACATGCAGTTAGACGATTTGTTTAAAGAATCCGACACTTACGTTATTGAATTGAATGTTTCGCAAAAGTTTTCAAACACTACTGCCAAGTTGTTAGAGCAACTTATTCATGAATACTTTGTGGCATCAGCTTTGGCCGACTGGCTATCAATAACCAACAAGGACGCTGCTGAAAAGTGGGCAATTAAAGCACAAACATTGCTTGACGAAGCAAAACGAAAAGTGAACATGCGCACAGGTGTGCTTACACGACCTTTGCGACCTTTTTAAAAAAAGAATGATATGGCAAGAGGATATAAAACAGGAGGTAGGGTGAAAGGTACGCCCAACAAGCCTAAACCCTACAAGCAAATTATATACGAGTGTATTTCGAGCGGTGTGAGCGACTATTTTGAAAAAGGACTTTTTGCACAAGATGTTGAGCAACTTGAACCAAAGGACCGCATAACAGTGATGGAGAAATTATCACAATATGTTGTGCCAAAGCAACAGAGTCAAAAGGTTGATGTGGCAGCAACTGCAAGTGTGTCCGCTTCACTCTCTGATAAACTTAAGAGCATGGCATTGCAATATAGCAGCAACAAAAAAGAATAGACATGGAACAGAGAATAGAATACAAGGGTATGACATCCAAGCCTTCTGATTACCAGAGCGAAGATGGTGAGATGAAGTTGGCTGTAAATGCGGAGTATAGGGATGGTGGGTATCATGCTGTGAGAATACCTAAAGATGTTATGTATCATAAGGACGGATTCGAACCAATGTTCGTGCATAAAGTGGAGGATAAGACTATCATTATAGGTTTTGAAAGTGATGGTGCTATAAACCCAACTTACAAATTATCTGCTTATGAATTGAATGTCAACACATTAGGAGACGAAAATTTAATAAAAGATGATATAGCGACAGAGCAAAAGTTTGATGATATATGTGCAACTGGTAAAATCATTTCGTTTGTAAATGAAGGGAAATTATGCCATTTGGTATACCAGTCTCAAGGAGCGTGTTATTTGTACCTTGTAGGATTACCAGACTTCATAAACATTCATTTTAAAGCAGTAAGACAAAATCTAAGAAGTAAAGAATGGGCAGGAGGTAATACAGATTACAAGACAGCCTTATATAATCACGGATTTAGAGGGTGGACGGATGCAGGTTGCAATACAGTTTTGGCTATTTCTGACACTATATATAAGGGTGGCATTCCCATTTACTTTGTTCGTTATTCAAGCAAAGAAATGTCTATTGGATTATCAAGATCCAGTTTGGGCAACAATAATAAATCTACTGCAGGAACAAAAGGTAATTTTGAAATAGCAGAAAACTTTATACTATCAGCTGTAAATTCGACAAAGAAAGAACTTGATAAAAAAGGTCTTTTTATGTACCCTGTTGTATTGAGATATGCAATGAAAATGTATGATGGTAATTATATCAATATATCACCACCGATTTTAGTATTCCCTTCCAATGATAGCCCTACTCTTATCGTTAAGAATGAGGGTGCAGTAGAAGAAAGTTCATCAGATACCGAAAAAACAAAGTTTATAAAATATGTCATTAAAGAAGCTTATGTTGGATTTGAAGCATATCAAATAGAATGTAAGAATGATGGTGATACTACGACAGAAATATCAAACAATTTAAACAACCTAAGAAAATGGCAGGACTTAATTGCTTCAATAGATATATTTGTATCTAAGCCTTTGTATACAATAGATACGGATGAATTAGATATTGAAAGAACTCTCAAATTAGACGGGGCAAATGATAGTGATTTTAAATTAGTTTTCAAGAAGAAACTTGGCTACAAAGAAGCTAAGGATATTCAAAATTTCTATTTGGTTCGTTCTTTCCCCATACGCGAATATCTGGATGGTTGTAAGGATTGGAATAATATAATTGAAAAAGACAAACAGACTCTTGTAAACTATACAGAAGGAACGCAATTAACAGATAATTCTTTCTCAAGCCAAAACATACAAGCATCAAGGTTATATAGTTTCAACTCACGATTAGTTGCTGCAAATATAAGGAAAATGCACATGAGCGGCCTTGACATAAGCATTGAAGCACCACTTGTAGAAGATTCCGAAAAGAATACATCTACAGAGGCAACACCTTCACATGCAGACGTCATAAATAAGAAGTATATTGATATCAACACAGGAAATGTTAGTAGTGCTTTTTGCGAAGTCTTATTTGATACGCGAAACTATAAAAAGCAAATTGGTAACATTGAAGTAAATGAATATCGCTCATCTTCATATTCTAAGTGCAAAATTCGTGCGACATCAAAGGACTTTAATAATTCTTCATTGCGCATTCCTTTATTTATAACAATTCCAGAGTCGAAGGCAGATAGGTTATCAATTGTACCAAATCTTAGTAGTGATACCGAAGTTACAAATGTAGTAAATGCTAAAGCTTTGGTTCTACAACTTAACCAGAGTGACTTTCTAAATGTATCATATTGTTTCAATGAGAAAAATGAAATAAAAAATGCCATCATTAATACTACACAGACACAACCAGGATATGATTTGTATTCATTACCTAACCGTGATTATGAAGAAAATAGAAACTTAGTAAAAATCTCAGAAGTTAATAACCCATTTGTTTTTAAAGATGGTAATAGCGCACAATGTGGTGAAGGAACTGTTTTATCCCTTGCAAGCAACTCGCGTGCAGTAAGCCAAGGCCAATTTGGCCAATACCCTTTGTATGCTTTCTGCACAGATGGTGTGTATGCTATTGGGGTAGGGACAGACGGAACGCTGCAAAATTGCTCACCTTTTTCATACGACATTCTATCTGATGCCAATAGCGTGTCAAACATGGAGAGTAGCGTTGTGTTTGTAACTAAACAAGGCATAATTTCGTTAGGCGGTGAGGGGCGTCAACTCTTATTGCCTGCCGACCCTACTGCCACTTATGATTACGACACGTGCAAAGGCAATCATCAAGCAACATTTATACAAAAGGCTTTCACAAATGTATTGCACCTTGATGCAGTCCCCCAAATGGTTGACCTTTATACCTACCTCACAACTGGAGCGCGAATTGCATACGACTACCCTCATGGGCGACTGATAGTGTACAACCAAAAGCATAACTATTCGTATGTGATGGAAGCTGCTTCGGGCATGTGGAGCATCATGACACAAGGTTTTCATAGTAACTTGAATGTGTACGAAGAGTGTTTAATGGTGAAAGAGGTGAGTACAGCCAAAGATCATACGCAATATAAGGTGTACAACTACTCGTCAGACAAAGTGGTTGAAGCGCAAAAAGCCTACCTCATTACGCGACCATTTAAATTAGGCTATCCCGATGTGCATAAAACACTGCATAGCCTTATTCAGAGAGGAGTTTTTTGCAGTAAGGACGATGTAAAGCAAGCACTTTATGGCAGTAACGACCTTTACAACTGGGTGCCTGTGTGGTCAAGTTCAAACATTTATCTTAGAGGGTTTAGGGGGACTGGCTACAAATACTACCGACTGATGTTGTTCCTTCCCGAATTTAAACAGAACGAAACCTTGCAAGGAACAACCATTACTTTTGCCCCACGAATGACCGACATGCAACGATGAGCCTAAACACTGACGGATAAAATTAAGATGCCAAGCATGAACGACATATTGCACGAAAACGCGCAGCGAAATGCTCAACTATTTGCAACCTTCAACCCCGTTACGGGTGAGGGTAGCATACTTGAACGTGTGCTTGTTACGATAACGGACTTCCCGATTAAAAAGCAATGGTTACCCAAAGAGATGATGAAAGAGCCGTTTGTGAAACAATTAGCTGAATGTGGCAGCATACGCAAGTTTTACGACACACAGAACGAAGATGCCGTGTTCAGCAATAATGAAGCCGACTACATCATACAAACGTTTACGCGCATAAGGTGCAAGTATGACTTTGCGTTTTGGGCCGTGATATATGTGTTAATCAGCAACAAATTAGGTGGCGACGACATTCACTTTAGTTTGAATTACCCACAACGCATACTCATTACGCGATTTGAGCAAATGCGATTGGCCAACCAACCCATACGTTTAATACTGCTCAAAGCTCGACAATGGGGCGGTTCAACAGCCACACAAATTTATATGGCATGGTTGCAGTTGGTGCAAGAGGAGGGATTGAACTCGCTGATTGTGGGTCATGTAAAAGATGCTTCATACGAGGTGCGTGATATGTTTGACAAAATGATAAATGAGTACCCACTCGCTATGCTGCACAACGTTGGTGAGGAGTTTGACCCTAACGAACCCAAACAAAGTGCTGTGGGTAATAGTGGCAACATTAAACGCATACCACAGCGGAATTTCAAAATAAAAATTGGGTCGTATGAAAAGCCAGAGTCGGCACGTGGTGGTGCTTATAGTCTTGTGCATTGCACCGAGGTGGGCCTTTGGTCTCCTACTGACAATCACTCGCCCGAAAAGGTAGTACGTTCAGCCTGTTCGGGCATAACCCTAAAGCCACTGACAATGATAGTGTACGAAAGCACGGCAAATGGCACAGGCAATTTTTTTGAACGCGAATACAATGCTGCAAAAGAGAGTGACGAACACCTACGAAGAGGTGAAGAAAGCACCTCACAATTTCGTTCACTCTTTATAGCGTGGTATCAAATCGAATTGTACCGAAAGGAGTTTAAAACCGAAAAGGCCAAACGTGATTTTGCACAAAGCCTTGAAGCGCAAAAAGACCAAGTGTACTCCCCTACCAATCGTGCTGAACCAGGAAAATACTTGTGGTACTTGTGGCAATGTGGCGCAACCCTTGAAGCCATAGCGTGGTACATTGACGAAAGGAAAAAATATACCGACCATGGCGACATGGCGACTGAGTACCCCACTGACGATAACGAAGCCTTTGTTTATTCAGGCTGCAAGGTGTTTGACAAATTGCTTGTTGAGCAATTCCGCCCTGCATGCCGACCACCGCGTTATGTGGGCGATGTATATGCCGATGGCGATGAAGGTAAAGAGGCTTTGCAACACGTAAGGTTTGCACCCGACAAAACAGGATTGCTATGCGTTTGGGACAAACCCGAAGTTGACCCACTTGAAAAAATTAAAAACCGCTACCTTGTTGTAGTAGACATTGGTGGTCGGTCTGCCAAGGCCGACTGGTCGGTAATTTGTGTGATTGACCGACTATATCTTATGAGCGGTGAACGCCCCGAAGTGGTGGCACAATGGTATGGCCACATCGACATTGACTTGTTGGCATGGAAGTCAGCGCAAATAGCAAAGTGGTATGACGATGCTTTGCTTGTGATTGAAAGCAATACGCTCGAAACGAAAGACAAATACCGCATGGTTGATGGCGACCAATCGCAATTCATTCTTTACGAACTTAAAGAGGTGTACGACAACCTTTATGCACGCGAACAGAGCGAAGACGAAATTCGTGAGGGCGCGCCACGCAAGTATGGTTTTCACACCAATGTAGCCACCAAACCCATGGTAATTTCAAACCTTGTGAAAGTGGTGCGTGAGCATTTGTATGTTGAACGCGACACGCGCTGCCTTGACGAATACCTTACTTACGAGCAAAAGCCTAATGGCGCATATGGTGCCATAGCTGGCAAACATGACGATTTGCTTATGACACATGCCATTGGTCTGCACATAGCCTACAACTTTAAGGTAATGCCACTGCCCATTGTAGTTGAGCGAAAAGTTAGCATGAAACCCAAGCACAAAGTGAACAAAATAACCGAAGCGGTGATATAGCTTTTCCATTCACCATTTCACAACATGCCGTTTGCGTGCTGCATTAATAATGATTTTAGCTTGTGATGCTGAAAGGTAAAAGTGTGGAGCAGGACTATTGACAATCCTAAAAATAATGCGCGACAAGGGCAACCCTTTGTTTTGGGCTCGCATCTCGTTGTAACGGCGAAAGAGTTCACGATACATTTGCCTTTTCATTCCGTTAGCAAACACCACATCACACCCTCGCAACATGGACGAAACGGCAATGGCAGCACGCTCTTCGCTCACCCAAAAACGTGAGCAAGGGTGTTTAACCACACGTTCAAACACCTTGTTCATGCTAATATGCTTGCATTGAGCTAACTCTTGTTTAAATGCTTTAACGAGTTCCCTCTCGCGCTGCATTTTGTAAGGGAATGATGAGCCAGTGTGTTTCATAAGCAAATGAAAAAGTAAAAGGCGAGTGATGCAAATTTTACGTTTGCAGCACTCGCATATAATTATGAGATGAAAAGTTATTGTGTTGTACAAGCGCAAAATTAAAAAAAATCATTTAACGAGGTTGGAAATAAAGAAGTTATATTTCACTTACCCACTAAATTTGCTACAAAGAATAAAACGAATGCTTATGGAAGATGAAATAAAAGGACAGGAAGTTACGCAACCAGAAACACAAAGCGAAACACCTTCTAAAAAGTCGAAACGCGATATGCTACGCGAGCGACTTTCAAAAAAATATCCCGACAAAAACTTTGACGATGATGAAGCTTTTGCTGGGCAAGTTAGTGATGACTATGATGATTACGACAAACGATTAGCGGACTATCAGAAGAACGAACAAGCTATTGGCGATATGTTTGCCACTGACCCTCGTGCCACCTCGTTTTTGATGGAGTGGAAAGATGGGAGCGACCCCGTTGTGGCTCTTGTACGCACTTTTGGTAAAGACATTGTAGATGCTGCTGATGACCCAGCACGGCAGGAGGAAATAGCTAAAGCCAACAGAGAGTACATTGAAAGAGTCAACAAGAGCAAGGAACTTGACAATGAGTATGAAACGAATTTACAAGAGTCGTTACAAACTCTCGCTGATGCTCAAAAACAAAATGGTTGGAGTGATGAGCAAATTGATAATGCGTTTCAACAACTCTTTCAAATTGTTGATGATGCAGTGATGGGCAAATTTAGTCCAGAAACCTTGCAGTTAGTGATGAACGCACAGAACTATAATCAAGACATTGCTACTGCACAACAAGAGGGTGAAGTAAAGGGACGCAATGCTAAAATTGAGGAAAAATTGCGCAAAGCCAAATCGGGAGACGGAACACCGCAGCTCAATGGCAAGAACGGGAAAGTACAGCGTTCACCAACTCAACAAAGCATATTTGCCCTTGCATCACAAGCATAAATCACAGACTTATATAGAGATGAATTTTGAAACAATTCAATTCCCGAATGAAGTCAAAGTCAGTGCTGGTAAGGGAAGCACAGGACTAAGGAGCCAATTACCAGGAGTGGCGACAACCGTATCAGCTTTAGCTATGGCTACTGGAGGAATGAAGGGTGGTTCACTCTTCATTAAACAGAACAATAACAAATAAACAGAACAATTTTATAAAACTATGGCAGAAATCACAGAAAACGTTCAGATGAAGTCAGACGCTGCAATCACCCCCAGTAAGGGTTCAGCAGGTTTGTCAACCCAAGTTTCGGGTCAAGCAACAACCGTGTCGAATGCAGCCAATGCAACAGGTGGTGTTGGTGCTGGCAATTTTGTTGAACAAGACATTGATGCAGACCTTTTTGCCTTTAAAGGTGATGACACTCCTCTTATGCAACTTATGCTTAAGGCTAAAAAGGTACCTGTTGACTCGCCCGAAGTGGAACACTACATGATTGACGAGCCGAAATCGTCAGTAACCACAATTAATGCAGTAACCGAAAGTGCTAATTCAAGTTCATTCTCACTTCCTCTTGATGGCACAGAACAAAACATTCCACAAGAGTTTGGTACTTTACTCGTAAAGGGTGTTGCTGGTTATGACGAGCAAGGTAAGAATAAAACACCAGGCAAAGACTTGATGTTGTTTGTAACTGGTCGAGATTCAGATGGCAACCCCGTTTGTCGTGCCGTGAATGGTAAGCGCATGACAGGTTCAACATTCTGTTCCGTGCCAGCTATTCCCGAAAACACAGAAATCTGCATTCTTTCAAACGCATTGTATGAAACACAAAAAGAGGTTGCTCCCGACCTTATTGTTCCGCAACCTCGCGAGGTGTACTTGCAGAAGCGAGGTATGAACCAAATTGTATCAGACTATTTTGAAAGTCAGAAAAAGCACATTCCATTTTCACAAGCACTCATTGCAGAACAAGCCATTACCAACTTTAAGACACGTTGCAACCGCACATTGTGGGCAGGTCGCAAAGGTAAGTTTACGGTAAATGTACCCAAGTTGGGCGCACAGACTGTTTATTGTGCCGAGGGTATTCGTTGGCAGTTTATGCGTGAGTTGCAGCATACTGGCAAGTGGACCATAGAGAAGATTATTGCATTGGCAAAGATGTTCTTTACAGGTGAAGATGTGCCTAAGACTGCTATTCTTTTGGCTGGTAAGAATTTGCTTGAACAAATTCAGTGCATTGACTATACACAACACCCCGAAATTCAAATTTCTACCAAAACTAATCCAGTAGGTTGGATTGTAACCAACTTCCATACCGTGTTTGGCGATATTGAAATTAAACGTGAACCGACACTTGATAAATTAGGTTGGAGCAATTCGGGTGCTTTGTTGGGCGAAGACCGATTGGTTCATTATAAACGCACAAGTGACCACGAATTTTCAGACCGCGTAGAGGGCGAAGAAGCAACTCGCAAGGGTTTGATTGTGTGGGATTGTCTTGCGCTGAAAGGCGGTTGTCATATCTTCATCAATGGTGAAGGTGATGACACCAATGAAGGTGCAATTACCTTTGCCATGTGGGAGAAAGATACTGCTCCTGAAACGACTGAAGGCATTGTTTACTACCTCATCAATGATTGTGTTGCTATCAACAAGTCGGCAAAAGCTGGCACTATGTGGCAGTACAAAGACACCAAGTGGGTAGAGTACACAGGCGAAATTTACGGTTAACCATTCGCGATGTCAGACGCTACCACACTTGCGTCTGACATTGCTCTCTTAATATCAGAAGAATGAATAAAAAATTGAAAACCTATGGTGTTTATGGTTTAATGGATTGGCAACCGCTATTGCATGTTGGCAAGGCTAAATTCCAACCTTTATTTAGTGGTGGCGGAGTAACAGCCTATGGAGAGACACCAGCTAAATATACAACATCAAACCCTGTGTGCCAACACATTATTGAAAGTAGTCACTATTTCAAATCGGATTATATCAAGTTGTTATATGAACATGGTTCAGATAATCATGAAGGTGATAACGAAGTACAAGAAAATGAGGAAGAGCAAGCTTTAAAAGAAATGCTATTTAATTCGTTAGGAGATGCTTCAACTTATTTAAACGAAAACTTTGGCACACCTAAGAGCAAACTTCGCACACGTGAAACTATCATTGAAGTTGGCAAAGCGAATGGCATTGATGTAAAAATTACAGATTAACAGAGAACAATGGAATTGCACTCACTATCCAAAGTAAAACCAGATAACGTTGGCGGAATGGATTCCGTTGCAGCAGAAAAGAAGCATAACCCTTCAAGAGCTTATGAGGTGCTTGCAATGGCACAAACTTTCTGGAATAATATGGACGATTTCCGTAAGGAACGTGAGCGCAATAAACGCTATGCTTACGGAGACCAATGGGACGATATGATTGAAGTGGAAGAGAATGGCTGCAAACGTAGAATGACCGAAGAAGCCTACATACGCAGCCAAGGTAATATTCCACTAAAGAACAATCTTATTCGTCGCCTTATTCGCAATGTGATAGGTGTGTATCGTAGCCAAAGCAAAGAACCCGTTTGCAACGCACGCGACCGCGATGAACAAAAGCTAGGAGAAACGATGTCAACCGTGTTGCAGTATAATATGCAACTCAACCGCATGAATGAACTTTATGCAAGAACCATGGAAGAGTATATGGTAGGCGCATTTGTAGTTCACAGAAAGTGGTATGGTTGGCGCAACGACAAGTTAGATTGTTGGACGGATTATGTTAATCCCAATCGTTTTTTTGTTGACACCAATATGCGTGATTTTCGTGGTTGGGATGTTACTTGTCTTGGCGAGATACACGACATCACATTTGGCGACCTTGTAGCCCAATTTGCACAATCGCCAGATGATTATGAAAGGTTAGCGAACATTTATCGTGCTGCTAACGATTTAAAAACTTTTGTTAGCACACGTGAACGTTTTGGTGTTTCGACAAAACGCAACGACCTTGACTTTTTGCTGAACACAGATGAGTCGCTTTGTCGTGTAATTGAGGTGTGGCGCAAAGAGCAAAAACCTCGCATTCGATGTCATGACTACAATAATGGTGACATTTTCAAAATAGATGTTCAAGACAAGAAAGAACTTGTTGACGATGTAAATGCGCAGCGCATTGAACAAGGCCGTGAAGCAGGAATGGAGGTAGATGATATTCCCTTAATTGAAACAGAATGGTTTGTTGATAGTTATTGGTATTACTATTATCTAACCCCATTTGGCGACATTTTAGCGGAGTGCGAAACACCTTATGCGCACAAAAGCCACCCTTATGTGTTCAAGGCATATCCGTTCATTGATGGCGAAATACATTCTTTCGTTTCAGATGTGATAGACCAGCAGCGTTATTCAAATCGTCTTATCACCTTGTATGATTGGATAATGCGTGCTTCGGCAAAAGGTGTGTTGCTCGTGCCAGATGATTGTTTGGGCGACCAAAGTCCTGAAGATTTTGCTGATGCTTGGACAAGATTTAATGGTGTGGTGGTGTATCATGCTAAGCCTGGTGTTCCTGCTCCTACACAAGTGGCGAACAATTCAACAAACATTGGTATCAGTGAATTGCTGAATTTGCAACTAAAGTTTTTTGAGGACATTAGTGGTGTGCATGGTGCTTTGCAAGGCCGACAAGGAGTTAGTAGTACGAGTGGTACGCTATATGCTCAACAGGCACAGAACGCTACAACAAGTTTGTTGGATTTGTTAGACTCTTTTTCGCAATTTGTAATTGACGCAGCTTATAAGGACGTAAAAAACATTCAGCAGTTTTACGACCAAAAGCGAACTTACAACATTGCAGGTCGCTCGGCCACGCAAATTGAATACGACCCTGATAAGATACGCGACACGGAGTTTGACCTATCTATTGTAGAGTCAACCGCAACACCTGTTTACCGACAAATAGCCAACGATTATCTTATTCAGTTTTGGCAGTCGGGGCAAATCAGTTTGCAGCAGTTGCTTGAAGTGGGCGACTTTACGTTTGCCGACCAATTGTTACAAAGTATTCAGAGCCAGCAACAAGAAATGCAGCAAGGGCAGATGCCCGAAGGAGTTTCGCCCGAACTTATGCAACAAGCGCAACAAGGTGCTAATATGAACGCAGTAAATCAACTCTATGGTGCCGTGAGAGGTGATGAAGAACCAACGTATGGAGGACAACTACAATGACCAATTATAAAGTAAATGAAATAGTAAAAGAGGTACGCATTGCCATTGACCAAAATATGGACGGAACTATGTTGTCTGATTTTGGAGACTATGATACGCTGGCACTTGACGAGATTATTCAGTCAAAAATAGTAGATGGTGCGAAACTCATTATTGGTGCTGCACCTATTCACATGATAGGTAAGGGCATAACAACGATAGAAAAACCCAATGTGGAATACAATAAGGTGTTCGATAATGACAAACGCTATTATGCACAAGTTGCAGTACCCAATGATTACTTTCGACTTGTTTCGTTCCGTATGGCTGATTGGCTGATGCCTGTTACCGAAGAGGAGGTCATAACTCCTACTGATGCCGAATATGCCTTGCAGCGTAGTAGAGTTGAAGGAGTAAGGGGTTGCCCCGAAAGGCCTGTGTTAGCTTTTGTTCCGAACATTGAAAGTGGCGATAACGATTATTGCTTTGAAGCCTATTCATGTGCTGGTAAATCAGCGTGTAGTTATACCTATTTGTCAAATCCCCAAATAAATAAAAGTGGCGAGATTTCATTGCCCGAAAGACTTTATAGGCCCATTGTGTATGCTATTGCTTATTTAGCAACAATAGCATTTAATGCTGAAGGACAAGCAGCCGTATTACTGACTACTGCTAAGCAGTTGGCCGATATTACTGACACTATTCAGCAACAACCTCAGCAAGTTCAGCAGTATCAACCTCAACAAAGTGAAGAGCCATGAAAAAACCATGGAAAGACATAGAAGGCAGTGAGGTGCGTGTTGATGTAGGCTCAACACGTGAACAAGCCTTGGGCGACAAAATGCCTGCCGAGGTGTTGTGCTTTACCACCGACAATCGCATTGTGATGAATGGTGAGGAGTTTCCCGACACAAGCAAAATTGTCGATGAAGTTCGTAAGGACTCTTTTGCACTTTACATTGAGGGCGAGGTGTTTGCGCTAAAGGCTGATGATACGGCCGAAAGGGTAAACGAAGTAATGCCACTCTCACTATTTAACAAAATACTAAGTGGCATTGCAAGTGGCAGAGGTTTTTACACTGACACGGGGTCGGTTGAGGTGTATGTTCACAAAAGCCTAAGCGAAACAACTCTTTACCTTGAATCGCCTACTACACGTATTGGCTTTTACAAGCAAGCACGTGACGAACAAGTATCGTTATACGACATTAAGCCTTCACAAGTTAGACGGATTGAAGCTTTAGAAAAAACAGTGGAACAACTTAAGCAGTTGCTTACACTGGTTTAATTAATCATTATATAATCATTTTTAAACAATGGCAAACTTAAACAAAATTGCGAGTGGAACTATGATTGGTTTTACCGCAAACAAGACGGTTGCAGCAGCGAAGAATGACACTACCACCAATCGTGTTGACATTTGCATGACCAAAGAGCTGTACCTTAATGGTGAGCGATTGGGCATTACAGATGCAGAGAGTACTTATTTGGCAAAAAAGATAACTGAGGAGAACAATGCCCGACTGCAAGTTGAGGTAATCACTTATGTTAATGGCACTGCCACCTCAGCACCTTATGTTGATAAGCAAGATGGCACGAGTGTTAAGGTGGTTGTTGCAGCTAAGTGGGACGGATCTTATGTTGCAGCCGACTCTATTACTTTAACTAATAGTGCTGCCACTGCCCAAACGCTTGTGGCCGATTTATCAAAAACAGGCGCACAAGCCACTACTGCCACACTTAAGGCCGATGAACGATACATGGCCACAGTTACACACAATGGGGTGAAAAAGGTAGTGTATTCAGCACAAATCAGAGCCTACTATCCCGTTTACTATGGTGTTAATTCAGCAGAAACAATTTCGGCAGTTACGGGATTGACCAAAAAGACTGCTACCGCATCGGCAGCAGGAACTTATGCTTTCACCTTTGCTGAGGGACAGTATGCTTATATCCTTATTCCTACGGGTGTGGGCAAAGGCAAGTTTGCAACTGCCGACAAGGAAGGTGTTTACCATGCCAGCGAAGGTGTTAGTGATGTTCCGTTTATTAAGCAGTCAACTAATGTAACTCTTGAGTTCAACTTATAAATGCAACTTTTTGGGTGCGGATAATAAGCAATAAAAACATTTATTTTTCAGAGAGGAAAGAGAGACAATGTCCCCCTTTCTCTCACTCTGAATGGATAAAGTTTGCTATCTTTGCTTTAAT